CTCAAAACCTGCTTTTGACCCACCCCAAAACGAGGTTTTGACTAACAATACCCAAAAGAACAAAACCCAAGAACAATACTCGCGCGACAAAGAAAAAATTACAGTCGCCTGCCATTCACGGGACACCCTCAATGCGCTCATGGATTTGTGGCCGAAGAAGTGCATGGTGTCCAACGAATTCCTCATGTATTTCAATGCGGCTTACGATGAGGTTGGTGCCAACACGCTTATGAGAGCGGCGAAGCGCTTCGTGGAATCCTGCAAGGGTACGCCATTGCAGTACGTGCGGACTCTTCCCGTGTGGCTGGCCACCCCGGTTAATTGGAGAGTCAAGCAGGAGCAGCGGAGCGAAGCGCAGCTGTCGGACTGGATGTGCCGAAGGCTTCCCGATTCCATGTTCGCCGACGTGGCGACCGTTTTAAGGGCGCGGCGTGCGTATTGGGGTGCCATCGGCGGTGTGGAGGCGCTGGAGCGTGAGTTCTTTTCCGAGGACGGCGGCGATGTCGTGTCGAACTTGTCCCAACAGCCCAATAGGGATATAATGGATATATCAAGCGATAGGGCTTGAGACATGCCCAAGGAGGTAACAATGGAAACGGTCAGAAATCTCACCGACGAACAGGCCCGCGACATGATTCACGGCATCGACGCCAGTCTGATCCCCGAATGCCGCGACTTTGACACTTACACCGAGACGGACGATATTTGGCGTATCGGAGATTACGGATACGTTGACGCCGACGTGTACGAGCAGGCATTCCGGGACTATGAGGAACGCAACGGGGATACCGAGTGGGCGCGCACCATGTACGTGCTTGAAGGCAATCAGCCGTCCCACCTCGGGTTCTTCGTTGAGGCGTACAATCTCGGCGGGATGCCAATGCTGGACGGGCTTTTGGATGCCCAGTTCGACAACGGGAATGCGGATTCGGTGTATTTGACGAACGGCGAGGCATGGCCAATCTGACTTAATGCATGTCCTGGCGTCCTGGCGTCCTAATTGACGTTATTCCGCCATTCCCGGCGTCCTGACCCGTCCTGCTAGGGGCGCTGGCGCATGTCCCTGTGTGTCGATGATTGCCTAATCCCACCACATGTGATATATTATATATATCAAACAAACGGCTTGACCTTATATCCAAAGGAGATAACAATGAACAACAACCTGAACCCCATCGACCGACTGCTCGACAACTGGAAAGCCAGCCTCACCGAACAAGTCCCAGCCCTCTACAAGCAGTACAAGGAAAAGCGGGAAGCCATCTGACACGATCTCGAACCCGACGGCTATGACAGGCCTAAGGCCCGGGCCGGCCTTAAAAGCGGCTACGGCAGGATCGTTGTAGAACATGGATACGACTCCGTTTATGACCCCGTAAAGCTCGCCACGTTCCCCGACAAGGAAGCCTCCTGCAAGAAGGCCGACATCATCGCCCGTCGCAACGACAAAGCCGGAGGCGTAAACGAAGTCGGGTGGACCTACATCGGCCCCGATGGAAGAATCAACGGCATCATCTCCGGACGCAAAGGCCGCTTCTCTATCAAGAGCGTTTTCGCGGGAGGATACAACATCCAATGTCTCCATGTGAGGGTCCTAGCCCACAAACTCAAGTAATCACATTTGTAATATCACGCAACATGTGATATACTTTATATATCATCACACTATCAGAAAGGAACACTGAGATGGCAACCAATAACCTCAGTGACAAGTTCATGCGAGTACTCAACGAAGTCCCCAACTTCGTCACCGATGAAACCGCGCAGGCCGGCAACCGGACTTACAAGTATCTCAATCTCGCCACCATCCTCAAGGCCATCAAACCCGTTTTCGAGAAACACGGTCTGGCATTCAGCCAGCGCGTCACGTTCAACAACACGGGAGAAGCAAGGCAGGTCATCGGGACAGTAGAGACCATCATCTTCGATAATGAAGAACAAATGGTGGCCTGCTCCTACCCGTTCTTCGTGACAGGCGACCCGCAGCAGGTAGGCAGCGCAATCACCTACGCCCGCCGCTACAGTCTCTACGCGGTGTTGGGCATCTTCCCCGATAAGGACGATGACGGCGCGTATGCAAAGCAGCGTTATGAGACCGCAGACCGTGCGATCAGCGCCGAACAGTACGCCGATCTGGTCAAGGCTATGGATGCGCACAATATCACATCCGCGGAGCGCGGAGACTTCATCAACGGCACTCTGAAACGTCGGGTCAGGGGATGGCAGGGACTCACGCAAACCGATTTCCGGAAGCTGATGGACGGACTCACGGAAACCGATTTACAGAATCTGGTGAACTCAGTCAACTGAACATGAAAGGAACACAACCAATGTACGTCACACTGTACGCGGCAGACAACCGACAAATCGTCCTCGACGCCATCAAGGACACCGAAAACGCCAAACCGCTGTTCATCAACCACTACACATTTGAAGGAAACAAGACCAGTGTCATAAGCGGAGCACTGGACGGTATCCCGGAATCAGTAGCCAAAGAACTGTTGGGCATCATCGAGTACGTCCGCAAGTTCTACCCTGAATCGGGGCAAACCGACATGGAAATGCCGTGTTGCTGCGCGCTGGTCGCGAGCATGAAACCTACTCCATTGCACAGGGATGACGCCGATGGAATCGTGGGTATATTCCAACTCGGAACCGAACTAGGTGATCTGAACATATACGTTCCGAACATGGATTACGCCAACTTTGCCCATAGGCTCATCGACCACATGTACAAGAGCGTCAAATCGTATATCGATGACCCGCGCCCCATGTCGGAGAAGATGGGCGAAGAGATCGAAAAGGAATTGGAGTGTCTGAAATGAATCAACAGAAGAGCAACGATAAGAACAAGCCTTTCGGCATAGTCGACGCGACCCGATACATGATGTTCACGGCGATGGGGCTGTTCACGTCAGGGGCCGGGTTCGGAGGATGCGTGGTCTGTTCCGTGGCTCAGGGGTGTTCATGGACTATCGTGCTTCCATCACTAGTCATGGTGCTTATTGGGGCCATTGTGGTCATGCTCAGCGTCATCAACATGGTTGACGCCATAGAGTCCAGTAATAGGGGTGTGTGATTTTTCCGATACGCGCCATGTTGCCCAACCCACCGCATTGTGATATATTATATATATCAGGCATGGTGCTTGATATATGACCGAAGGAGTTGGACACAAACCACCACCAGCAAACACACCTCATATTCCCAGCAGTGAAGACCTGTGGGCGGGACTCGTCACCCGCCCACACCCAACCGAAAGGACAACATCAATGAAGGTCATCAATGTATCGCAAGACCACGAAACCGAGGCATGGCTCGACGAACGAGTGGGTCGTATCACCGGCACCAAAAGCGGCGGACTCGCCTTGGAACACTACACCCAGACCGACGTGGAGAAACTCGTAGCATACCGAGACAAAGCGTTGGAACAGGCAAAGAAAGCGAAGACACCCGACAAAGCCAACGAGTATTACAGCAAAGCTCAGGAATATGACATCAAAATCACCGAAGCCGAAGCCAAGAACAAGCGGCTCAAGGTCGGCGTGGACTTCTGGAAATTCCTCGCGGAACTGTGGGCCGAACCAGCGGACGGTGAACCCCCGATGGAACGCGGCCACCGTCTCGAACCCGAGAACATCCATATCACCCTCAAAACGCTTGGCTTTAACCCCGTCGATTGCGTCCCCGATTGCGGTATCTGGGAGAGTGACGACGACAACCGTATCGCGTGCAGTCCAGACGCCTACGAGAACACTGAGAAGCCGACGTGGGCCATTGAATGCAAGTCGCTCGGCTCCGCCTACCATTTGCAGACCGTCGTGCCGTGGATGATGCACACGGACGCCATGAGGTCTCATATCGCCAATCTCAAACCTGAACTGGTCGAAGTCATTGAACAGGTGTTGCCCGAATACACTCTAGACTCTAAGGCGACCGGCTTCGACTTCATCCCCGACCAGTACAAGGCACAGGTGCTCCAGTACTTCGTCGTGTGCGATTCGCTGGAAGTCCTGTATTTCTCGATGTTCGACCCGCGCGTGGTCGGAGCCGCGCACCATCAGGTCATTCCCGTGTACCGCAAGGACATCACCGAAAAGATCGAGAACCATAAGCGTAGCCAGTTGGCCACGCTCCATATCTCCGATGTGCTGGCCGACGCTCTGGGGGTGACGTTCTGATGAAGGCTGCAACAATCTTGGAAAGCCCTGACATGTTCGTCCTGTTCGACGGATGCCCCACGTGCAACCGGAAGGACGCCGTTTATCTGATGACGTGCCGCGTGTACGCCCAACAGATGGGCCGTAGGCTCCGCATCGCGTTGTCGGGAAGCCCCACCGCCAGAGGTATACGCGCCATCGCCAAAGACCAAGGGGTGACCGTGCGTTACCCGATGATTTTGCTGGACGGATTGATTTACTTCGAGCCGCAAGACATCAGCCTTGACGATTATCTGGTGGACGATGACGAACCCGAAGAAGAGGAGGAGCCCGATGAAGAATAGCATTTTAACCAGCGATGTACTGGAACTGTTCGACCGTAACCGTATCACCGCGAACACTCTGCGTAAGTTCGTGGTGGAGAGCGTTGCCGACTTTCTCGGAGACAACAAGCACGACAAGGTGTGCGGCAAACTGTTCGACCGTTGGTATCAACACGTTCGCCGCTCAATCTGGATAGGTGCCGCTCAATACGCCTTGCAACAGCACGGGTTCGACCACGACAAAGCCACCGACGAGGCGAAACAACTCTACGAAGAGCTGTACGCGGACTACAACAATCGATATCACTGCTGGCGTCGCCACGAGGAAAGGAAAACCGATGAAGACTAATGGCAATTGGTGGACTGCCGTGCTTTCCGCTGGAATCACGGCGGGATACGTAACCACTGTCGTGCAGCTCTCGCCCGGCCCCGGCTATATGTTCTCCGCGCTACGCCGCAAGCTTACCGTAAAGACCGAGAACCCGCCCAACTCGCTCCCCACGTGGGCCAAGGATTACGTGGACAGTCTCGGAGAACTCGCCTATTGCGGCTGGTGTCTCAGCCCGTGGGTATCGCTCCCGGTGTGGGCGATGTCGGCCAAAATCAACCGGGTACGGTTCGGCATCAAGTGGGTGGCCGGGTGGATTGTGTCCGCTGGCATGGCCGCATTCCTCCGCCACTCCGCTGAAACGGCGGTGGCGTAATGTTCGGCAGACAACAGGTTCATGTGCTGTTGATTCTTTGGATGGCTAAGCGTCCGCTTACCCACGAGGAAATCGAACGAATGGCGGTTTTAGCGAAGTATGACGATACCCCGCAGGGATTGAGGACGCGCATGATCGAGCTTGAGCGTTCCGGTCATGTGTACCGTGTCGATAGGGATGGCGTGAACAGTCGGCACCGTCATTGCTGGCGGTTCGCGCTGACTGACGATGGGCGCGAAGCCATTAGTGAGCTGTTTGGCAAAACAGAAACAATGTGATAGAATCTATATATCACACATCGTATGGAGGTGAAACATGCGCAAGCAAAACAAAATCAAAACCGTAATCAACGGCCAAGAAGTCACCGTGGAACAGGACAGCCAGACCGGCCAGTTCTTCACACGACAGGACATCGGCAACACCCCAGTTGACTATACGACCATCAGCGACCGCGTAACCATCGGCCAGTGCATAAAATACTGGCGTCTACGCCACGGGTATTCACAAGCGGAACTAGCCGAACGAATCGGCGTCGCCGGCCCAAACGTAATAGCCATGTGGGAAACCGGACGCCGCAAACCGCAAAAGCAATACCGGTTGCGGTTGGCCGAACACCTCGGCTATGACATCCTGACCAAAGACTAAACCATAGTCTAAAAAACCTGCACAATAATCCAATCATCATCACACCAAAGGAGCAACAATGAACACCATCAACTATCTGACCTCTATTATCAACCTCTTGCAGAAGGCCCCGCAAGCACAGGGAATCATCGACGCCCAAGGACTAGGGCAGGAACTCACGTTCGGCCAAATCGGTATTAAAGACCCCGGAGCATTCCTCAAACTCTACGACGTCCTAAGCAGCATTGAGGGCGTCAAGCTCACGGCAATCCGAGAATGCAAGACAGACACAGACAAGCAATATTTCTTCAAACTAACCGCCCCGATAACCTTGTACTTCTTCCACTGCGAAGGAATATCCAAGTGAGCAAAACAGACCCTGACATCGAAACCCGTATGAAGGTGTTCCACCGAGACCACGGCAGATGCTTCATCTGCGGGAGAACGTTAAGCGCCTCCGCGTTCAACCTGCATCATAGGCGTATGCGCTCCCACGCCTGGGAAGGACTGAACCTACCCAGCAATCTCATTACCGTATGCGGGTCGGGGACTATGGGATGCCACGCACGCATCCACGCCCACCCCAAGGAATCGTATGAGAACGGTTGGCTGGTCAGCGCCTACAATGACCATCCGGAGGAAGTTCCAGTGTTCAGCGAATACCGAAATCGAGACTGCCTATTAAACAACTGAAAAAGAAAGAATAGCCCGACACCAGTCATCAAGACCAGTGCCGGGCTAGTTTAACTGGTTATCACACCCATCGCTCGAAAGGAGCAATCACAGTATATCACTTAGAAATGCCAGTGTAGATGTAGCTCACTCTTCCTTACGCCATTCCCATTCCTCAATGGCCTTCACGCGGCTCGGCCAACGGAGCGTAGGAATCGTCGGGCTTGGCGTTCGTCTGCGCCTGTTCGAGGAGTCGCTTCATCTCGTCATCGGCGAGTTCGCCCATCACATACATGGTCTTGATGCGCTGGGTGAGGTCAGCGAGGTCATAGCCTCCGGCGTTGATGACGGTTCGGACTGTTTCGAACACTGGTCATGCTCCTTGCATGATTGCTTGATTGACTTTAAGCAATGCGATTGTCATTATTGCCTCACTTGGAGACGCCTGCGTAATGGACGCCGAACATTCCAGCCACGCCGGAGCCGACCAGAGCGCAAGCGCCACCCAGCACAGCCACCCACGACGGCGTTTCAGGGACAGCACTCACAAAGCTCAGCACCGCGCCAGCGATACCGATTAGACCGGAAACCAGATACGCCCACTTGCGAGTCGCGGCGTTGAACGTCGGCACGTAATCATCATTACCGTCCGCCACATCATTCGTAATCGTAGCGTCCGGTGTCGGTTCACCAGTATTCATGCTCATAACAAACCTCCTATCGAATAGTCTACTTGACGCGAATCGTCTGGCCCGCGTAGATCACGTCAGGGTTGGCGATACCGTTCAACGCCGCCAGATTGGAGACACTGGTACCGTACTGGGCGGCGATACCACTCAATGTGTCACCGGGCTGGATAGTGTACGTCGTAACGGACGGTGCCGGTGCGCCGCCCGGCACTTTCAGCACCTGACCCGGATAGATCAGATTCGGGTCGGCAATGCCGTTAATCTGCTGGAGAGTCTGCCACGAAGCCCCGTACTTGGCGGCGATACCACTCAGCGTGTCCCCCGACTGCACCGTATACGTGCCGCTGCCGGGCTGAACCGTATTGGCAGTGCCATTGATATTCAGCACCTGACCCGGATAAATCAGATTCGGGTCAGACAGATTATTAATCTGCGCCAGCACCTGCCAGCTAGTCCCATACATCGACGCAATACCACTCAACGTGTCACCAGAGCGCACGATGTACGTGCCAGACGCGGGAGCAGACGGAGCAGGGGCGGAAGGGGTCGGCACGTTGGTCACACTCGAATGCCCCGCCTTATACGCATTCCAAGCATTCACATCACCATAGAACTTGTCAAGGTCAAGACTGCCTGAATATCCGGGCAAACGACCATTGCCCGAATACTGGCGGATAGCACACGCATACGCGCCTTCGTTCCACGGCGTATCCTGATACCCCGTAGCGTCCATATTCGCGTACTGAGCCACCCACAATCCACGGTCTCCAATATTCTGAACGTCGTTAAGCATAGACGCCCCAACGTAGACGATAGGCTGGGAGCCTGTACGCTCGTATACACGGTCGCAGAACGATCTAATCCACTGTTGTGCAGACGCGCCAGACCCGACCAGTCCGTTACCCTGTTGCTCCCAGTCCAAGCACCATACGACCTTGCCGACCCAATTCGCGCAATTGTTCACAAAGTAGTCAGCTTCGGAGATGGCGTTACCGCCGTTGGCGTAATGGTATACGCCCACGCACTTTCCCAGACTTAACGCCTGTTCCACTTGCCGAGCGCAATCCGCCGACACGTACCAGCATCCTTCTGTCGCCTTACTAATGACGAAATCACACGGTACGGCAGACAGGTCTATACCAGCCTGCCAATTGCTGATGTCGATACCGTTCAAAGCCATGATAACTCCTTTTATAAAACTGATTGGACGGAAGAACAGCCACTCCATACGTGGCCTATCAACGAGACAACAGCGAGCGACAGCATACGCCATTTGAAACGTCTCATAGGATTATCCTAGCATCGAACGAATCGAGACTATTATTACCGATAATGCCCATAAGAAATCATGTTCTATCCATACTCGGCAAGTCATTATCTCCAGCCAATTCATCAAGCGATGCAATCCGGTCGCGTAAATCATCAGGCAACGACGGTTTAGGATAATTCGCCAAAAATTCAGGGTCGATAATCTCGCAGAACTTGGCCAACCAGTGGCCCAACGCACGAATATACCCCGTCTCAAGATCAATTGTGTACTGCAAAGCATCCCGGTTCTTGATTAGCGCGTTAATCTTCTCGTCTTGCGCGTCGATCTGCCGTTTCATGTCCCCTTGGGCTGAGACTAGCGCCTGATACGCGCCTGTCAGGTCTGAACGTCGGTTGGTTAGCCATGTTAGGAGTCCTCCGACTGCTACGCCGCCTACGCCGATGATTGCAGTGAGAATATCAGTCATAGTCTCTATCTTATGACCATGACGATAATGCTCATGGGACATGGGATTATGTCGTTTATCATGTGAAGAACGGCAATTGGGGAGCTTCGTTATCCCGATTCCGAGTAATGTCGCGGTGCGGGCGGAAGGTGTTACGCCGGTGTAATCCGGTTCGGTCGGCGTATTACCGCGCGAATCCTATAAGAGAATTGACTCGAAACGGCGTATTAGCACCCAGCGTAGAACTGAGACTAAGTAGGATGCTGTTGTTCTGCCTCATGACTCCGGTGACCCATATGCTAGTAGTGTTCCAGTCTCCGTTCATGACGCTGACGCACGGGATGTCAAGATTTCCGGTGATGCCGTGTTCTCGCGCGAGGGCTTCCAATTCGCCCGGTGAGTATAGTACGGGATTCGATGTGTTGTTTGATGGTCGGATGACCTTGGAGTTGGCGAAGACGACCATTTCCTGCGGTGTGTCGGATGACTTCCACGCGCCGTCGTTTCTGACATAATGAGCATTATCGGCCATTGTCACAGCCTCCTGCCCGTCCACCGCGTCAATAGTGTTAAGCTGGGTAATATCACGCGCCATCAGGATAGCGCTGTTACGAATCATCGGAGCCACATCAGACGCGACACCGGCGTTAACCTCAGCGATTACAAGACCGTTGATATTCGAGTCAGGCGTACCCGCCGTGAACACTTCGATTTTGCCGCGTGGAGTCGTACCGTGCGACTGCGACGGGTCTTCCACTGTAACCGCAATCTTGTAATCGTTGGTGGAGTCCGCCAGTTGCACGGTCGTATTGGTAGTAATGGCGTAAGTGTATGCGCCGGGCCCATCCCACGGGCTGACGGTGCCGCAATGAGCCTTGACCGTAGCAGTCAGTCCGCTCACCGTGACCAGAGGGCTCGGGGAACCGTAGCGGATGCCAGACAGCCCGTTGAACGCGGTACCGTCGGACGGGACTAATAGAGGATTGATGGCATGCCTGTAATCGTCCGCCGTATACTCCGGGGAACCGTTTTTCGCGGTAAGCGGGTGCATGATGATAGCCATAATCATTCCTCCGAATCGTCTACACCCATTTTATCTTTGTCAGTGGATAGACCATCAACCTTAGCTTTGAGCGCGTCCAAGTCATCCGCTACCTGTTGAGCGAGTCGAAGCGCCGCCACACCAAGCATGGGATAGTTGATACCTACCAGCGTGCCGTCTTCATCGTATTCGCAGAAGAACCCCAATCCGTTTTCATCCAAATCGTCGGCTATCATGCCTACCATCGGCTGCGCGTCATCAAGATTCAGGTTCTTATCATCCTTCATCCGATATACGCACCACTTCACCTTGCGGAGAGCGGCAACGGGAATGTAGTCGTCCGCGTCCACGATATCGGTCTTCACTGCACGAATCGACTGAGCCGTGCCCATAGTACCGTCAGACAACACCCACACCGCGCGCCAAGAGCCTGACGCAAACACATTGTTATAAGCGTTGGCGATACCAGTACCGCCACGATTGGGAGCCAATACACCCCAGTTCCACGTCTGAGTTTTAACGTCAATCTCAGCACGGGTGTAACTGTTGCGAGTGATGCTTTCCTGCACACGCTGGTCAAGATTGTTCGTCAGCGTCTGCACTTCCTCATACATTTTCGTAATCTGCTCGACCATAGGTTTAACGCTGTTGACGATGCTCGGCGGCAGTTCCTGCAACTGGCGTTTAATGTCCGAGAACTGGCGGGCGGTCGCGTCCGCGCTATCGAGACTGAACTTGAATTTGCTCGGCATTATCGTCCTCCTGCTGCAATATAGGCGTGATGGTCCACGCCTGACTGAAATCTATCTCGTACCCGATGATGCGGGCGGTACCGTGATTATGGTCAGGGAAGTGTTCGGCGTCTTCTTCCACTGTCCACGATATGAGGTCGCCCGGCTTCCACTCTTCGTACACCATGGGAGCGGACAGCAGGCTCAAGCCCATAGTGATGGTCTGGGTACCGTTCTGCATCTGCAACAACGAGGACTTGGCGTGTTCGTTCAGCGTACTCTTATTCGTAATGCTGGTTGACGGCTGGAACACGTATTCCAGCATGGGCCGATTGGGCTGGTTTGCTATCATCCAATCGGATTGCGGACGGTCTCCAGCGTCAGCCGTACTCACAGCCATTACCGCGTTAGCACCGTACCCGTTCGTGTAATCCTCCAGCAGACTGAACGTGGTCATAACGCTTTCGTCGAACGTCGTGCTTGGAGTGGTGGACCCTATACGGTCGGCTACCGTCATCACAGGCTCATAATGCCCGTCATTGATGGCACGCCACGAGGTACACCATTCCGGCCCCTTCAAAACGTTCGCAAGCTCTTGCAGTGCACTTAGCAGTGTTTTGTCGTTTTCGGCTTCATATGTGCGGTCGCGTTTGACGCTGCTCGGGGACGCTTCGACAACGAGGTTGAAACGGTGGTTTTTAAGCGTGGTGGTTACGAGGTCTTCCACGATTTCGCACTGGTCACGACTCGTATAAGTATGATTCTGCACGTACACGTTATCGAGATAGTGTTCGACGGTTGCCAACGTCAGCGTTAATCCGTCTCCGCGCATTGCACGCTCGCGTTTGACCACGATACCGCCCCACAGGACGGTAGATTCGCGCAACAGGAGTATGGCGACCTGATACGGTGTGGTGGCTTCATCCCAATTGCGGGGAGCGTTGCGCCACGGGAGAGTGGCCGTTTCGCTGGTCGTTTCCTCGAAACGATACGTCAGATGGGTTAGTTGGAGGTCTGGGAGTTCGGCTATCACCGTGCCGTTATTCAACGTGACGGCGACGAACTGCAAACCGGAACGCTGCCATAATACACGCGCCGTTCCCGAGGATAATCCGTTCGCCTGCGGCAACCGGTTAGAAACAAAAGACATTCGCCGCCTCCTTAGATGTAAGCAGGGTTGAACGTGACAGTCATCCGAGCGTTATCCGATGGTTCCTCGGCGCTGAACATCCAAATGTTCTCACCTAACTCCGCGTAGCTCCATTCTCGTCTGGTCACACTGCCATGTGCCGGGTCGGTGCCATCGACAAGAATCTCATGCGTGGCACCGTTGATAAGAATGTAATGGCCCTCACCCAAACTGATATTGAACGCCATGATATGCCCGCTGGGACTATGCTCAACCTGCGGGTTGACCACAGGCCCATCGATACGAATAGTCACCGGACTCGGAGCACTGCCCGTGTTGGTGAGCCGCATACTACCCGACACGGTTGGTTCAGACCACACCCACGTTGATTCACTGCCAGTATTGATATCCTCGAAATGATAGGGGAACGTCATACCGCCCTGAGTGTGCGGCAACCCGGTTTTTCCGCTCACTGACTGAGTATCGTAAAGATACGAGTCCAAAGCGGTTAGTCCGATACTGAATTTAAGAATGTTCACACCAGCCCATTCCACCAATGGCGCGGAAGACGATTGCATGACCTGCACCTGACGGCTGATATTCCCCAACTCCACGACAAGCAACTGACTGGTGATATTAAACGAACGTTTGAACGCATCCCAAGCGTTAATGCAGTTTTCCGTGCATTTGCCGATAATATGACCCTCGACACTGATAGAGCGACCCTGAGCCACGGGAATATTGCTAAACCAGCCATCCGACCACGCTTTATCTTTGGTTTGCAAGGTCGAACCAACACCGTCGAACAATCCCGAAACGTTCTGAAACGTTACGTGCCACTCACACCCATACGAGTCAGTCCCATACAAGGGGAACCCGTTCAGGGTCAGACGAACGTCGCGCGGGTCAGGGGTAAAGATAGCCATACCTTCAGTCTACCCGCGCGGCTTGTCACACGTAATGGAAATTAATCACCCTCACGGTTTCCTGTGCCGCCGCGTTCGGGTCAAGCGTGTTCACCGTGATAGGCGCGCTCACACGCGGGCCACTGTTCATGTTCACAGGCACCGGGCTAGACATAACTGGCATGGGCGTCACGATGGACGACGGCAGAAGAGAATTTACCATGTCTTCCACCGGACGAGTGGCCGCACGCTCGTTCTCCGATACGCCACGTCCAAGACCGGCCGGAATCATCCTACCTATCTCGCGGTCGAATACCTTAGACGGGGACGCGATACCCAGCAGGCTCTTAGCACCGTCGATGATACCGCCAACAGCGTCTTTGACTGCTGAGATAGCTCCGCCGATAGCGTTCGTGATACCGTTAATCAGACCATGAATAATGTTCTGGCCTGCACTCAGCAACCATGACCCGGCTCCGCTGAACACGCCCATGATACGGCTCGGGATACTGGTGATGAAATTCATCATCGAACTTACACCACTGCTGACAGCACTGGTGATACCACTCCATGCGCTGCTTACGGCTCCCTTGATGCCGTTCCACACACTGCTAAAAATACCGCTGATACCACTCAACACTCCTGAGATGACGCCTGACACTGCATTGATGGCACCGGAAACGATACTTTGGATACCGTTCCAAACACTGGAGACGATATTCTGGATACCTTCCCATACTCCAGACCAATCACCGTTAATCGCGGCCAGTACTGTGTTGATTATCGTGTTGACAACGTTCATAACGGATGTGACAATCGTTTGAATAAATGGGAAAACCGCGTTAATAACGCCTTGAATGTAAGTGCCCCAGATTTGGAACGCTGATTGGATGGCGGGTAGCACGGCTTGAATCAACGAAGCGATGTTATTAATCACAGGCGTTACAGCAGTCGCGATGACGCTCATAGTTTGCCCGATGTTGCTCACCAAGGCAGACAACACTGGTGCAATGGCCTGGATTGCGGCCGTGATAATAGGCATGATGGCATTACCGAGATTCTGCAAAGCGCTCATTAGCGGCTGGAGTGCCGGGAGCACCGTCTGAATCGACGAGGCGATGTTGTTAATCACCGGCGTTACGGCAGTTAAGATAACACTCATAGTTTGCACGATGATGCCCGCCACGGTGGCTAACCCTGATGCGATGGGCTGGATTGCAGGCATGACGGCATTACCGATATTCTGTAAGGCACTCATAAGCGGCTTGAGTGCCGGAAGCAACTGAGATTGCACCATTCCCGCAACTGGTTGAAACGCTGTCTGGAACGTTGTGCCGATCTGTGAAAGAATCGGGCCGATAGTCTGCACTAGTCCCGTAAACACGCCGCTAAGTCCGCTGATTCCCTGCGCTAACATGCTGATGCCGGAGGTCAAAGGGCCTTTGAACTGGTCAAGAATCGTCGTGCCCACACCGACCACAGACGCTTCCAGATTACCCATCGCGCCTTCGATAGTACTGGTGCTGGTAGCGGCTTCTTCCGCGGCGTCCGTCATACCCAAGTCCATTATGGCTTGGTTGAATTCATCCGCGCTGATCTCGCCTTCTTCCATCGCTTTGCGGAAGTTACCGGTGTAAGCGCCGTTCTTAAGCATGGCCTCTTGAAGCTTGCCGGAAGCGCCGGGGATGGCGTCGGCCAACTGGTTCCAGTTTTCTGTGGTGAGCTTGCCCGCGCCAGCGGTCTGCGTAAGTACCATACCCACCGAGCTGAAAGTTTCAGCGTTGCCGCCGGCGACCGCGTTCAAATTGCCTGCCGCCTCGGCTAGTTTGTCGAAGCCCTGTACGCCGTTCGCGGCAAGCTGAGCGGTCACGTTGCGGATATCGCTAATGCTGTAAACAGTTTGGTCGGCGTAAGTCTGAGTGCTGGCAGTGAGCGCGTCAATGGTCCCGGTATCCAGTCCGGCGAAGTTCAGCGTGCTTTTGAACTTGTCCGCAGAGTCGGAGGCTTCGATAATGCTTCCGGTAAGATCGCCGATGGCATCCACAGCCATACCGATACCCGAGGATACCAGCCCGCCAACGGCACCGGCGACTGCACCGAACTTTCCGAATCCGCTGGAAGACTTACTAGCAGACTTGTCAACATCACCCAACGATTCATCAGCCTGCCGCGCTGACTCTTCGATTTGACGGCTACCCGATTGAATATCCTTGACGCCGGCATTCCAGTCGCCGGTGTTAATCTCGGCGTCTAGGGTTAATGTCGAGTCTGCCATTACACATCCTTCCCGAGTTTTTCTATGATCGTGTTAATCTTGCGGTCTCCATGCTTGCTGAACGCGGCTACGATGCAATCAAACATCATGAGGTATTGTTCCGCCAGCCGCCGCCGTCGGATACGGCGTCCCTCCCTGAGCAGGTTCATCATCAGGGAGGGACGCACGTTGTTTTCCAATACGTCGCGGATAGCCTGCCACCCATACAAGTCACCAAGCTCGGCGAGGATATGAACGCTCGGAAGCGGCTTGCGGGCAGCCTCCTTCTGTTTGTAATTCTTCATCGCCTCCCGTTCGGCGGGAGTGAGCAGGCTATCCCACGACTTCATTGTCTTCATTTGATATCAACCGTGATGTTCTTCGCCATAAGCCCGCACAACGCGGTCATGGCACGCTGATAGGCAAGGTCGCTACGCTTACGGGTCTGTTCAGCCCACACGGAGAATTTATCAGCTGGACTTATAAGCGATTCGACCAACGGGAAGACAATCTTTTCAGCGGTTTCTAAAGTCTCACGGTTCGCCACACCAGTGCTCAGTTTATCGATTGTCTCAGCATTATCCAAAATCGTGAGCATATCCTTAGAGCCGAGCGGTCGCATGGTGTACACGATGCCGTCGATTTTCACGGTGAGGGTGCGGAACGCTTCTCGGGTGTCGATGCTCAAAACAGGGGTGGTCATTGTTACTCCAATCGGGTGATACCATGAATCATGTTGTTTTTCTTGCAACCTTTCCATCCTGCGCCCGCCACCACAATTCTGGTAGCGGGCGTTCCTGATGCTCACTAACCGGCGACATTAAAGTTAACCATGGTCTGAACGCTGCCGCTCTTGAACGTGACGGTACCCGTACCGGCCTGCTTCAACTGAATATCCCAAGTGCCATCCCCGTTGTCAGTGGCGGAAGCCTTACCGGGTTCGGCTACGGTGGCGGTGATGGTACCAGTCGCACCATTCGGAGACGCCACCACATTGACCGTCACATGATCGTTGACTTTGCCGGAGATGTTTTTCGGAGACGCGGTAAGCGCGGTAATCTGAGTAGTGTCCGTCTTAATGGCTCCGGAACCCTCGTCGTAATACGACGGGCTGTTCAAATCAAGTTCGCCCATGACAACGGCACCGTTCGCGCCGGAGGCCATCGAACCGGACAGCGTGACCACGAACGGGTCGGACAGGCTCACGGTGAACTCGCCGCCAGCGCTGATAAGCGCCTGCGGGATACGGAAGTCCTGAGCGGACGAATGACCATCGCACACGTTATGGATGATGATGTCCCTCGGAGTGTTGGAAACGCATTCGGTGCCGCCGAAACGCACCTGACCCGTCTCGGACATCAAACCAGAGATGACGCGCTTAAATTTTGCGTTGTGATACAGCTCGGGGAACAGCATGCCGAGGTAGCGGACACTCGGACAGATAATGTTCAGCTCAAAACTCATTTCCTCGTAGGAACCGTTCGGCACGTTGATAGTGCCGGACTGCGAAGCAACCTCGGTAGTGCCGGGAGTCAGAGTGATGCTGCCGGCTTCGTCCTGCACGTAGTCGGGGCTGATTACGAGGTCGTCGATGTAGACGGTCTTTTTGCCAATCAGTGGGTAAGAGGCCATTGTAATGTCCTTTCGTCGGGCGGGACTGCACACGCGCGACTAATGGACGGTCACTATTCTACCGTTGCCGGGTCGAGTTTGTAATCCACGTTGAACCGGATGCTTTTCACCCAGCGTCCTTCCCCGTCGATGGCGTCCATGTCGATGGCGGTCGCCGGATACGCGCGAATTGATACAAAGTCTATATCAGCTATGGGGTTGCAGGTCAGTCGGCAATACTCATGCAGACGATTGTTAACGAAGTGCAGGAGTCGGAGCATCAACTTTCCTTGCTCGATTACGTCGAAGTATCGGCTGCTAACTGTGAGCTGATCCGTGTACAGGTCGCCGTTGATGTCCACGGTGTTCGCGTTGACCCAGATGCCCTCGGCGTTCGTGACGCTACCCGTGTCCAGTACCGGGCTGGTGCCGAAGAACAATGTCTTTCCGTAAGTGCCGAAACCCTCGTTCTGGAGGGTCATGCACATGGCCAAATCAATCATGATGGCGGCTCCTATCCTAGGTTGAAATATGATTTGGCACGGCTAGCGGCAGTGTTCCTAGCCCGCTGGAGGTAGCGTACCGTGTTCGGGTGCAACCGGTTCGTGTGTTCGCGGATACGTGCGTAAGGTACGCGACTGTTGCCGAACGTGATACGCCACTTTACGGTGGAAAGTTGCTGGAAACGTCCACTGTTACGCAAAGCTCCGGTGAGTACTGGAGCGTTCTGACGCGCCATCTTCAAAATGTCGGTCATCATCTTCACTCCGCCCTCGTTCAACTGTTGGGTGGAGAGCTTACGCGCCCAATCGGCGGACAACTGTAATCGGTAACTCATATGCTGTCCCTGCCATACGGGTTCCCATACACGGTGACGAACCGGGTTTCTCCCATGTCCATGTCATCGCCTCGACTGGCTTGCATGACTTGGTACACTCTGCCATCGGACAGTTCCAACATCAGATCAGGCCATAATTCCATGTTATCGCGCAGACTCTTGGGAACCGTGTCCGCTTTAATGTGGAAACGTCGGCTGCTGATACGCGAACCGTATTCGGTCGGCTGGTCGGACTGGGTGGAATGCTTCACAATCACCTGCAAGTCGGCCAATTGTTCGTTAGGCAGACCGGGAGCCGTGTACCGCCAAAGCGTAGCCGTCTGGACTTGGTTCGGAAACAGTCGGAACGGGTCACATAGCACTGCCATAAGCGTAGTCACCCCCTACATAATCCTGAACGTTCAGCCACCACGGCAGACTGCAGTGTTTGCGCGGCATGGAGAGAATACCGCCGCTGTTGCCGCCGTTTCGGCATAGACTCCACTGGTTTATAAGAGACTGGTACGGCGTCACCGCACGTTCCATCGCCGTCTCATTCATCGCTGAGTAGCTTACGCTCACATCCTCGATGCTCTTGGACGTGATCCGGTCTGTCTGTTCAAACATGTTCTGATCTGCCTCGATAACAGCCGCCAATACAGAGGATAATGGGGCGGGAAGCTTGGAGAACCCGTGCGTTCCCGTCACGGTGACTGCCGTGCCGACGTTAAGACGTTGCGCGATAGTCAAATAGTTGGCGTACTTGGTTTCGGGCGTCCACCCGTCGCCCATATCGTAGTTCACCTGAAAATCGAGAGTCACGCCGTCGGTGGTCTGCACGTCGGTCACATCCGAATACCATGCCAGTAACGCTATGCGGCGGCCATCTCCTACGACAATCCCCACGTAATCATCCGTAATCGGGAATAGGTCTTTTTGACATATGATGTTGGCGAGGTCTGCGAGCGCGGCATCCTTCCATCGCGCGTAAATCGTCTCTCCCACTTGACCGATTACGCTTGCGTCGATGTCCATGTTTGCTCCTTTCCGAAAATGAGTTAGGCCCTACCTCCCATTGTAGGAGATAGGGCCTTTGCGGTGCAGTCCCGCTACTCTTCAGGTTAGCGTGTCAGGAAGACGCCATAATTCCCGCAGCAACGAGCGCCTCCACGATATCCTTCACCGAGCCTGACTTTCTACTAACATGCGCAGCCTGTTTGACTAGACCGGCCTTTGCGGCGGTCGCATTGGTCGGCAGAACGTTGTCGGCGATTTTGGCCGCAGTCACGGCCTTGTCGGCCAGCTTCGCCGTGGTCACGCTGTTATTGCCGATTTCGGCGTTGCCGGAGGTCGGAGGGTCAACCGGTTTGCCCGAAGCGTCAAACACAGCCAGCTCGGCGATTTCCTGAACTGGGTCACGAGAGACCGCTTTAACGAATCGAACCTGTTTCATCGTCATAGCAAATCACCTCACTTGGCCTTTGGCTTGATGACCACGGCGGACTTCTCCGCGTCCAGACCGCCACCAGCGTAGATTTCCTGAAGATACTCGTTGGTGTTCGTGGACAGCGCGAAGTTAGTGAAAGCCTCGATGGAGGTATCGCCAACCACCGCGTAGTGAGACGCGGACATGATGACGCCCATAGTGGCGGCGTCGTCCGTGTCCGTCCACCATTCCGGGGTGATGATCTGGTTAACGCCGAGGGCGCGGGCCAGAGTATCGTCACCGCCGAGAGCAATGTACGTGTTTCCGTTAGCGTTTGCGGACATCAGCAAATCGGCCACGGTGTCAGCGTTACACAGCAGAACTTTGTTGCCCTGAGCGCGAACCATGTGGGAGGCGCGCACGAAGTCCATCAGCGGAGCCGCGTCCGACATGGTGTAGGAGAGCGCGAAACGGTTGCCCTTCCACTCGGATACCCTGTCGTTGGCATCAGTCACAACCGAACGGAAATGCGCCATGTCAGAGTAGTCGCCGAGTGTAATCTGGCGTTCGATGGTCTGGACGATGTAGTTCGGGAGTTCCTGCAACACGTAGCGGAGCAGAGCGCCCGGACGCTGGGTGCGGCGGATATCGCCCTTGTTCAGGGTGATGTACTTGTAGGTGTAGTCGGCCTGAAGCTCACGCTTCACGAACGAAAGCTCCTGTTCCTTCTTCTTCGTGTTGTAGGAGGTCACCGGGTAGCCGTGAGCACGGGTCTGACTAGTTAGACCGGCGATATTGCCGCCGATGGTGAGGCGATCCATGCCGGTCTTGCGCAGCAGGTTCCACAGGCCGGAACCGCGCGTGTTCAGCGCGTCCGAAATCACGGTGATTGCCTCGGTCGGGATGAACTTGTTCACATCGTCAGCATCAACACCGAACGACGCGGTGTCCGCCATATTACGGGTCACAGTGTCAGCCCACTCACGGTGGAACGCTTCGACGCCCTTGTTATCGGTGTTGATAAGGGCACGCTCAAACGCGGCCATGGCATCGTCGGAGTCAAGCCACGTCTTACGGTCGTGGGAGAACTTCACGGTACCCGACTGGTGGGCGGCGTGGTTGGCTTTGTTGATGATGATGGTCTGGCGACCGCTGGAAGTCTGCACGGGTTCCTCCGGGTCCGGAGTGTTTTCTTGATTGTTGGGTTCGGACTGTTTGCCGATGGCTTCGGTGATGTCATCGAGAGCGCCCTGCATGATGTCACCGATGGAAGTGGTGAGCTGTTCCGCCTCGTCCGGGGTGAGTTTGAACTGGGCGATGGTACGCGCCAGTTTCTTCAGGAGTTCCGGGTTCATGGTGTCTCCGTTCTTGTTGTTGCGGCTGTTGATTGCGGTGAAAGCGGCCCTTGGATCGGCCCCACGATAGACGACGCTGATTTCCAGTAGTTCGCCATCGTGGATGATACCGTCTTTGCCGGGACGCTGGTTGAATTCAACGGTGATGCTGAAACTGTTGGTCAAGCATCCGTCGGCGGCAAGCTGGCGGATGCGTTCGCCTTGATCTACCTCGCTGAGTTTCGCTTCGGCCATTAGTCCGGCGTCGGTCATCCAAAGTCGGGTGATTGCACCCGCTTGGAATTCGATGCTGGGCATGTGGTCGATTAGCAACGGTAGTGATAGTTTGTCGGACTCGGTGAGATTGGACACCAGTTTCAGAGTGCCGTCGGTTAACGGCGCTTTCAGTGTCTTAAGGTCTACCGTTAGTCCGTCACACATCACTTTGCCGCTGTTGGCGAGAAAGGTGAGGATACGGCCATTGGTTTCTGGTGCACCGCTGTTTGCGAAGCTCTTACGAGTCTTCATTTTGGCCCTTTCGGATAGGGGTTTAGTGGTGCGGTCGAACGTCCTTAATGGGCTTAATGTTCTGACCCCCATAGTAGCACGATGCGATATGTGTCCAAACCTTTGCAGTTCGGGCATTTGAGCGTCACCATCGTGTCACGGGCGCAGGAACCTAGATACCGTCCGCAGTGTTTGCAATGGATGTCGTAAGTCATGATTCCACCACCTCGTAATCCTCGTAGCACCGGCAGTTTGGGTGTCCGTTCGGGGTTTGCATACTCTCGAAGTTGTTCACATAGGTGCGGTCTCCGATTTCGACGCTGGCGTTCTCAGCCAGATACGTGTCATCGAGCGTGATTCGGTCGCCTTCCATATGACGGCAGAACTCGCACACTTTGCCGTCGCCGCTTGTACGCCATACCTTGTCCAGTCGGATGCCAAGAGTCTCACTGAGATTGCGGGCGCTGTACAAGCTGCCGAGCCGCTGGGATTGCACCGTCTCGCAGCGGGCAATCAGTTCGGCGTGATTGTTGCCCATGCGTTCGAGCTCGTCACGCAGGCGTTCGGCGTCCCACTGTTCCACGTCGGCACGGTTCAGCAGTTCAAGGACGTTGTTCGTGATGGTCTTGCTGGTAGACTTGGCGACACTCCGCAAGTGGTCTAGGTACGCTTCATGCACAGTGTCGGGGAGTTCAGTCCAGAAATAGAGTTGCCGCCAGTCATCTGCCGTATAGTTCCCGATTTCCACGGCAATAGCGCTTTCGGGATGGATTTCCGCCCACGCGGTAATAACCTGCTCCAATTCGTAGCCGGTACGGCGTGCGTAGGCTGCGAGGTTGGTCATCAAGTCATCTTCAACATCGTTTATCCACTGGCCGCCGATGGCTTCCAAGTCATCGCGTAGTCCGTTCTGGGAGCGGCGGGCCATGCGGATGATTCTGTCCACGTAGGTTCGGGTTGCGGGCAGGATGCGTTTCTCGGTTGCTGTCTCCTGCGTTTTGATATTACGGCTATACCGTTTTGCGGCTACTGGGATAGTCAGCGTCGGAGCCGACTGGTGCAGGTCAAGACGCTTGTACGAGTCTGGGAGTCCGAGCGCGTCCACGGCAGATTCCAGACTGGCACCCATGTCCAAAAGCTGGGTCAGCGAGTCGATACGTATCTTCTGAGTGTCGGCCTGAACCTTCTCCACATCGGTTTGGGATGGAAGGTCGAGGTCGAACGTGATGCCGTAGCCGAGTCCACCGGTGATGCGGTCTAACTCGAACTGCCATTTATCCCACACCGTCATACACAACGGCTTCAGCGTATTCTCGATGAACGCGCGTTCCGCCTGTTCGGCGTTGGCGTAGGTCTGCCCGTTGTCGATGCCGCGAATGATGTCCGGGACGGCGAGCGCGTTTGACAGTCGGTTGTTCACCACGTCGTTCACGGCCTGCAAGTCCAGACTATCGTTGTCGTTCTGGAACGGCACCCATACAAGTTTGCTGGTGGTGCTGGGCTTATGGGTTATCGGGTCGACCGGAATCATGTTATAGACGATTCCGTTGTTGTTCCCTGCACCCCGGAACGTGCTTTCCAAACGGTCGCGGTTATGTTGGAAGTCCTCGGCGTTCTCGGACACAATGCCGAGCATTCCGGCTGGGATGGCGTTGTTGCCGAAGAAGCCACGCTCGTAGTCGGCTATCATATCGTCCACGTTGGCCCACTTCTTAACGGTCATGGCGGGGGCGATGCCGCGCGTTGTATCGTTGGGGTGATGGCTGTAACTGAGCGCTATGGTTTCATCTCGGGAGAATTCATAGGCTTGTTCCCCGTCGCCCAAGTCCATCGTGACGCGGTGATACCAGTCGGAGCGAGAGGAATTGTATTGGCGACTGTTCAACGGCAGGAGCGTATAGCCGATAATATTGTCGGCCGTAATGTCTCCACCCGGCCCGTTGGCCGTCCAAATCAGAATGTCCAAGTGGGATTGGGTGAGGAGGCTGGCGCAAATGATCTTTAAAAACTCCAAGCACGAATAAGTGTCGTTGGGCGCGTAAAGGGCGGACAATGGTACTGGGGCCGGGTCGATACGCCTGTTCTCAGCGTCCACGGCGTAGGGGATTATCGTGCTGAACCGTTGTGCGATGGCGTTAACATAGGGAAACACGTTGTCGTAAGTATCGTGCATGTGGATGGTGTTGCCGCCCATCGGCTGCCAAATGTTCCCGCCCATTGGCGTGGAGGACATGCTAGGCGCGTGGCCACGGTCGAACGCGCTCATAAAACCTTCACGGAGATTGTTCAGCAGGCTCACAGTTCCTCGATTCATTATAAAACCCTGTTGCTAGTTTATCGGACGCAACGCCTAAGGACCTAGCAGACCGAAACGTCCCAAGACGGCAGTTTCGGCGGCTCGTAGCACGCAAGCAATACGGCGTCTGCCAAATCGGGGCTACCCAGATTCTCTCGGTCTTTGTAGTCTTGTTTGCTTTCGATTTGGCGCTGGTTCCTGCTGGTGATTTTCCACCGTCGCGTGGTCAACTCGGTGGAGAGTTTGGCGAAATCATCCAGTTTGGAGTTGATGCTGAGCGTGGGTAGCATCGTGGCGAAGTCAAACCATAGTTCACTGGCTATATTCGGATACTGTGGGTCTTTCGCTTTACCGGCGTAGTTGATGGCGTCAACAGGCAAGCCGTTTGTCTTAAGCAGGTCCGTTAATCCTCCGCCCACGCCGGTGTCGTCCACACGGATGGCGATGGGCTTGTACGCGGAGGCCCGGAGTTTGATGCGTTCCGCAGTGTCCACGATACTGCTGTTCGTCCAAGATTCCAGAATGCTGATTCGGTTGCCTTGTTTGATGCAGAGCGCCGTACGGTCGTTGCCATATCGGGCCACGTCCACGCCGAATGTCACAAGCCCGTCCAATGGTTCACGTTGAACGGCTTCGCTTATCATATTGTCACTGATTAACTGGTTATCGGTATCGGAGTACGGCAAGCCTAGCCAGATGTGTGCGTAGTCCGCCAGTTGTCGGTCGGCTCGTATCATGTCCAGCACGTCTTGGCTCAACAATCGGCGCACGTCGTTGTAAGTGGTGTGCCAATGGCAGGTCTGGCGGCGTCGCTCTTCGGAGTCGCCTGTAATGAAGTATGACCATACCGGGTCATGCGAGGTGAGCGGGTTCCACGTGAAAATCAGAGTGGAGTTGGGGCGGCGTATCGTCGGGATAAGCGTGATTAGGCTTTCCTTGCTTATGGTCTGCGCTTCCTCGACCCAACACACGTCCACGCCTTCGAGGCTCTTGATCGATTGCAGATTATTGCGCAGTCCCCGGAAGATGAACATGCTGCCGTTGATGTGGCGGATGGCGTCGCGTGTGACCTCGAACCCCTTGACTCCGAACGATTCGATAGTGTCGGCCAGCAGCTTATGCACGGAGTCGGTGATGCTGTTCTGGAATTCTCGGGCGCACAATACCGTAATGGGCTGGGAGGCGGCACGAAGTATGAGATTTTGCGCGACGCTGGTACTCTTGCCGCTTGCTCGGCCACCGGAATAGCAGTAATAACGGTATGGTGGCGTCTCCGAGTGGAGCCACCACCATAAGTCACGGTACGGTTTGGCTATCTTCATTGGTGCTTCCTGATAACGAAACTAGCGGACTTTACACGGCGCGACGATCTGCCCAAGGGATACCCGAACTTACTGGCGAGTTCTGCCGCGTGCTTCCTACTCATAAGACCGACGTCGTTCCGGACTAGCTTCCAATCGTCGTAATGCAGAAGCGCGTGCTTCATCGCAATGTTCGAGGTTTGCAGGAAGCAATCATATTGGAGGCTCACATGCTGTGCTACCGTTGTGGCCAGCATTCTGCCGAGTCCGATTCCCTGCCAGTCGGGATGAATGACTATCCGGTGGATACGGGCCATCGCGGTGTCGGTCCCCCTGCAAGTGATGATTACCGCGCAGAAGCCCACGGGTTTACCGCAATATTTGACCTCCCAACATCGGGCGTTGTTGTTCAGCTGACCGGTTAGATAATGATATCGTTTAAACTTTGCCCACTCGCTTCGGTCGCATCGTTCGACGGTGAACCGTCGTTGAGCGGGCTTGAATGTTTTGGGTCGATCATCCCCATGTCATCCGTGGAGTACACCCAATCGGGTTGCAGCCAATCGAGAATATCGGAATGGCATGTCACCGCGATAAAACGGAGTCCGGGCGTGCGTTTGATGTGCCTGTGCAATGCAAGGCAGAGATTGTGTGCCACGTCTCGGTCAACCACGCTGGTGAACTCGTCGTAGGCCACTGGGTTGTCCGTGGTTGCGGAAAGTAGGGTGTATGCCAGATCGGCACGCATTTTCTCACCGTTGCTCAATACGGGGTAGGGTTTCAGCCATGACGGTACGCTGGAGAAACCGAGTGAGGTGAACATGCGTGTTATCTCCCCGACCGAGAGGCCTTGTGGCATGTCCATTATCACGCTGGGATTACGATGCTCGGGCAGTGGGGTGAAGCAGTTGCCGAACAGTTCGCGGGCTATGGTGGTTTTTCCTGTTCCGCTGGCTCCGACGATAACACCTATCTGCCAGTCATTTGGAAGGATTATCTCGCCGGTGAAATGTTCCGTTACCTCGGGAACCGTGTAATCGTAGTCCGAGCGGATGGTGTTGACGCGAAAGTTGTCTGCAGGTGGCGTGCTGCTCCGGGTGATATCTATTTTCAGATGGTTACGATCTTGCACGAATATCCCTCCTGTACGAGTTTGTTGAACACGGTTTCGAGTTCGTTTTCGTTGTCCACGTTGACTTGAATGGCGTGCTTGTCGTTAATATCGTCCAGACCTTCATCACTATCCGTGTCTTGCATGTCAAGTGCCGGTAGGTCAAACCCGTAGAAGTCCATATCGAAGTCAGCGGCAAGGTCTTCGATTTCTAGGCTGAGCTTGTCCGCGTCCCACCCTGTGTTCATGGTGAGCTGGTTATGGATGAGGGTGTATGCCTTGCGTTGCGAGTCGGTCAGGTCATCAAGGCAGAGTACCGGGCATTCCTCAATGTTGAGTTTCCGCAAGGCGAGTACTCTGCCGTGGCCTTCCACGATGACCGGGGTGCCGTCCTTGTCATGCCAGACGGCTACCGGGTCGTTCATGCCGAATTCACGGATGCTTGCGGCGATTTGCGCCACCTGCTCGTCTGGATGCTGTTTCGCGTTCCTGGCGTATGGGATCAGGTCGCCGGTTTTCATGGTTTGGACTTGCAGACGTGGTTTCGTCATTGTTCGCCGTCTTTCTTGTTCTCGGGATTATCGTCAAACGGTTCCAACACGATACGCGGCGGCTCGTAGCCGGTCATGTTCACGTCGGTGGACTGGTGCGGCTTGCCATCCAGACGGTCAATCAGGTCGGTGGCGACCTTCGGGTTCTTTTCCGCGTCGAGAATGTGTTTGACTGCGATGCGTTGGATCATGGTCAAGCTGGGGTCTTTGGCTTTCTCCTTGAATTCTTTTGCGGATAGTTTCCCGTATTCGCGTATCCACCGGGTCGGGCTGGTGTCTTTTGTCCATGTGCCTCGGTCTTGTGGGCGTTCTTGGAAACCGCCTTTGCCGGTTGGATTGTTCACGCCTCCGGTGATTCGGCCGTGTATGTCTCTGGTTACGTTGCTCATAAGGGGGGGTTTATGCTTTCTTGGGTTTAGTTTGGTGTTGGTGTTGGTTGATGATGGTTTGTATTTCTTCTGGGGTGGTGTTGAGTAGTTGGGCGATGTATTCGGCGTTGTAGTGTTTGCGGTGCCATTGGAGGGCCAGTTCGGTTTTGTGTTGGCTGAGGGGCATGATGGTTCCTTACGCGAGGATGTAGGTTATGAGTAGTTTGAGTAGGGCTATGGTGCCGGTGGCGATGAGGAGGGTGGCCAGGGTGAGTAGCAGGATGCCGAGGATGCGGCCTGCTTTGTAGCTGGTTGTGTTTTTCTCCGGCTTGTCGGTGTTGCGGAAGTAGTCGAATTCGCTTGGTTTCTTCATTGGTTCGGCTCCCATGTGATTGTGAGTGATACGCCGGCAGGGGTGTTGTCGGCGTATCGTTTGTGGCTGATTGCGTCGGTTATCTGGCAATCGTCTCGCCAGATTCGGGTTTCGGTGATGGCGTCGTATAGGGCGCGTTGGAGTTTGTCTATGTCTGGTTTGACTGTGGGGTGTTTGCGTTTGGTGGGTGTGATGGTTTTGGGGCGGGGGAGATAGAACGTGGTCTCTACGGTCACGTATGAGTCGGGGGGGATGGTTGGGGGTTTGTGGCTGAGGATGGTGTCGCGGACGTGATCGCGCCACGGGCGTTCCTTTCTGTCCATTGGTATGAGACGGGTGACGGGTTTGCCGGTGGTGCGGCTCCTGCCGGTGATTGGCCGGTAGGAGCCTTTGCTTGCGGGTATGCCGGGAATAAACAGGCCGAACGAGAACGGTTTCCCGATCATTTGAGCCCCGTCAGATCGAACGTCGGTTGCGTTTCCGCTTTGAGTTTGAGTGTGCGTAGGATGTCGGCGCGGTTGCTTTGGTGCTTGTATGCCAGTTGGTCTTGGCCGACGTATTTGAAGCGTTGCCCGCAATTGTAGCAGAACAGCGGGTCGGGGTTGTTCTTGTAGGTTTCGAGGATTCGTGGGTAATATTCGGCGTCGTTTTCGGGTTGTCCGTTGATGTAGAGCCGTGTGGTGTCCGGCCAGATCAACGCTCCGCAACGTGGACAGTACGAGACGGGTGGGATGCCGTCCACGGGTTTCGGGCTTGCGGTGATGAACTTCATGGGCGTCCAGAAGTCTCCGGTTTTGCTGAGCATGTCCCGGTAGGTTTTCACGAAGCCTATGAGGTCGAATGATTCAGCGGTGAGGCAGCGTTCGAGGATGTCGAATTCGTCCATGCTGTTGACGAACGCATGACATTCCAGCAGATAGAGCAGGGCGACCGGGATGCTGTTGAGTTCGTTCGCGTCCTCGTAGTCCAGGAGGGTTATGGTGGTGTCTTTGCGTTCATCTTCCGGGCAGTTCTGCCACACCTTGACGTATGCGCGTTTCGTGAATTTCATGATTGCTCCTTTCCTGAAAAAACGCCGGTTTGGTAGGCGTCGCAGATCATCCGGACGAGCTCGTCTGCCTCTAGTTGGATAAATGGGTACTCGCTTGTATTGATTTCACGGCCAGTGGCCTGTTTGGCATTCTCGGTTTGTTCCGATTTGGTGGTCTTCGATGAGGCCAATAATTCCAGAACCTTATCGGAGACTTTGGCGGTTGATTCGATGGTGTAATCGTCACCTTGCTTGCTGATGTCCAGAGCTCTTATGGCCGAGTGTATTGAGGAACGCAGTTGTTGGTCCGTCACGAGATAACGGGTCATGGTAATTCCTTTCAATCGGTGGTGACTTGTGTCAGTCCGCACATTTCTCCCTTGGCGGCAGACTGTGCACGGTCAGCCTGTATCCGCAGTACGGGCAGGTCACGTAATATGTGCCCACCGTCTCGCCGCAGTGGGCGCATTCGACATATCGGATTGCCTTGCTCATTTCGTATCCTTCTTATTGCAGACGGCTTCCGGAAAGTCTTTTATGAGCCGGTTCGATGGTTTTGTTCCTTTGGCGTTCATGTCGATGAGGCGGACGGGTGTCTTCGGACCGAGCATGGAACGGCAGTGGTCGGCTGTCTTTTCGTATGCGCTGGTTTGTCCCCTCACGACACCATATGCGGCCATGTCATGCCGCCTCGGAAGAGCGCTCGCCAATCTCGGTCCCTCCACTTCTAACTGCTCGCACCAGTCGATGCCCTCGTTGGGCGTCTGATTTTTCTGGGTCACGTTCCTTGCCGTTTAGAACACGTTCCATTCGTCGTTGGTCTGGTTGAACGAGTTGGTCGGGCCGAACGTGTTGGTTCCCGTCCACTGGTTGCCGGACTGCTGAGTTTGCTGAGGCTGCTGGTTCTTAGCCTTGAGTATGGCGAGGCTGATGGTCGCGTGTTCGATGATGAAGTCGGTGCGCGGCTGCCCTTGGTTGTCGGTATCGGTCTTCCATTTCAGAATGCCTTCGACACTTACCGGTGTGCCCTTGAGCAGCATGCGTTCGTAGGTTTCCGCAAGTCTCAGGTCATATTCGAAGATGGTTGCCCACATGGTGTCATGGTCTACCCACTGTTTTGTGGTCTTGTCCATGTGTCCGCCTGTGGCGGCGACTCGGATAAGCATGTAGGGGGTGCCGTTGCGGGTCTGTTTGCGTTCGGGGTCTGCCGCCAAGCGTGCGAGCGGCAGTGTGATTCTTGGGTCATTCATCGTCGATCGTTGCTCCTGTGGGCAGTGGTGTGATGTCGGGGTTGAAGTAGTAACGGTTGCCTACCTTGATGTATGGCAGTCGTTTTTCGCGGCAGTATCTGCGGACTGTTTGGATGTTGAGATGCCAGCGTTCCGCGTATTGTTCCGTCGTTGCGGTGTAGTCTTTAGCGTACATGATTCAAGTATACATCAGATTATTTTTGATTGCAAGTAGCATGTGTTAGCTGTATAATATATATATGCGCACTGGAATCTGGCGCACCGACATCGAATATAAAGTAAGCGCCTCCCCTTGCAAACAGGAGTGGAGGCGCTTATAGAAAGGTGGAAACATGTCCGGTACGAGCATATCACAGAATTCGGGTTTTTCGATGCTGCCGAATTGGGCGGTGGATGATGACCGGTTGGGCGGCTACGACCTGCTGGTGTATATGGCGCTGATACGTCACGCCGACAACACCGGCGTGTGCTGGCCGAGCTTGGAGCGGCTGGCGAAGATTGCGCGTTGCTCACAGCCCACGGTGTCCAAGAGCCTCAACGTGCTTGAGCAACTGGGCTACATCCGACGGGTCAAGTCTGACGGCAGAGCCAACCGGTATTACGTCTCGTTGTGGAAGCCCGTCCCAAAACAGGGTCATGGCCCTGTACCAACCTCAAAACCTGCTTTTGACCCCTCAAAACCTGCTTTTGACCCCTCAAAACCTGCTTTTGACCCACCCCAAAACGAGGTTTTGACTAACAATACCCAAAAGAACAAAACCCAAGAACAATACTCGCGCGACAAAGAAAAAAT